CCTAATTGCCCGAACACTTCGCTTACTATGGCTTTTTCGTCGAGCTTTCCGTGGTGCGGGCCAGCCAAAACTTTGCCTACAGCGTCCATAGCGAAGAGGAGGCGTTCGACCTTCATCTGTGGGTTGGTAGCAGCGATGCCTACAGAAGCTCGAACAGTCAAGTTCTGCGCTAGTAGATCGTCGTAGGTGGCGTTGGTCTGCCCTTCTCGAAATGTACGTACTTGTTCTTCGCTAGCTGCGATAGCTAGAAGGACTTCGTCCGTTTCGTGCATGGCTTCTAATTTAATTAGTTGTCGTATCACCGGCTCGACCCACGTCTCTGTAAAAATGCGGATCAGATACTCCGTGATCTGCCCGGCTCCCGACTGAACCATTCCCATGCCACCAGCGGTACGGGCAAGGGCTTTGTTAGAGGACACAGAGCCTTGCGAGAAATTACCGATCAATTCATCAAAATCTACGTTTAGTCGGTCTTGTTCAGTGTAACTAGAAGCAGTGATGTCTTGCGTTGGCACTACCTGCACGTCTTCTATAGGATTCTCCATCATAGTAATAGAGCCCGGGATATTACGTAACAGAGAGCTAAAATCTACATTTCGTCCGCGTTTTGCGAAATAGCGTTTGTTAAGGACAAGGTGAACATTATCAATACGGTCGTTGGCGACGTAGTTGATTTCTTCCTGAATGGGCTGGCCTAGTTCCGGCAAGCCTGCGGGGTGGGCTTTGAAAGGCTCTAAGAGGCACGTTCCTGCCACAACAGGTCGACCATGCTGATAAATCTCTTCTAGAGGAACTGGTTTAGACAATAAATCTACTTCGCCTAAGGTATAGAATAGCCAGTCTTGCCCTTTCTCTCGCACAATACATTCACGAACTTCTATTCTATCATAGTCTTCTACACCGGATGTGGTACTTTGTGCAGCCGCCTTGCTCTTATCGCGTTCGAGCGAGGTCGTATCGGCCTGCCCTTCTGCAGCGATCAGCAGTTCTTGTTCTGTAAGATCTTTCCAAGCTGCGGGGTTGGGCGTGCCCGTCTTAGCGCGTTGCTTATCTGAAGCGATCCTTTCCTTAATCTCGTGCACATACATGGGCAGAAGCCGAATAAGGTACGGCGATGTGGCAATAGGATCGGTCCAGTCTGCGTTTGGGGAGAAGCGAAAGTTCTCCAACGGACATAATTCGATCTTCGGGGAGTCTTTAATTACAGTGCCGTCGGCGGCGAGAATGTATTCCCAGGTTTGGTAAGAAACGCAACGCCCCATTTTCCAAGCTTCTTGCGCAGCGCCTAGAAGCAACTGAAACCACGGAATAGAGCGGGTTAGTCGGTAGTTCAGCAGACTTCTATGCAACGCTGCGGCGGCTTCTTGCGCGGGGTCTCCTGCGTGCTCCGCCGTGATATCTACCACGTCTTGCGTAGAGAAGAACGCTGTAGCCACCGCGGCCTCAAATTTCATACCTGAGGAACGTGTCTTTGGACGGAATATCTTGCTCCGTTTCTGGAATAGTTCCGTATTATAGCGAGAGCCGTTCGGATGTTTGTTATTGTACATCCGTATATTATTGGCCCATTGCGCACGCAACTCCGAATCTGTGAAGTTGGCCGCTTCTCTATACACGCTATTCGCCGTGTCTAGCCATTGTCTGTCTGTCTTCATAATGTTTTGTGTGTGGAATGTTTGTCGGCGGTCCGCTTCGTATGCGCTCCAGATAAGTCTAGTAGGGTTGCGTCAGTTTCTGTTTGCGCGCCTCTCGCTAAGTATGCGCGTTCTAGAAGCTCTCCCGCCGCGCGCACTATGGCGTATCGCGACGGATCGTTTTGTACAGCGGTTGTGTGTACGATCATGCCGTACGCGGCGTCTATGTTATAGTTACGCAGGGCTAGAACAGAATAGTCCGCGCTCATGCGAACTGACCACACAAATCCTGGGTACTGCTTCTGCACTTTCTCTGCGCAGTCGTGGACCAGCGCTTCCGCCTGCATCTGGTTTCCGGAAACTACCTGTGACTCTGCTCTATCCGTGATTATATTTACAGGCATATCTAGTTACCCGATTGTTTTTTATCTTTGTAGAACTGTTTGCCGTTAGAGAACACATAAGTCGGCTCAGGTTTATTTTGCTCTTCTGGAGCGACACGTTTTACCCATTCTGCATAGTCTTCAATTTTAGCCATGACAATCCTCTAGTTTACCCATTCTTGGTCAGGTTCCATGCACATACCATTATAATATGACGGCCCCCCATAATCAATCTTGTTTGTTAGTCGCGCCATTTGATGGTGCCCAACGTCTACAGGAGCGACGATTTCCATGTCGTATAGTCGGGACATGGCGTCTAGCATATCTTTCTTTGTGCTATTTGGAAAGAAGGCGTACTCATTCTTCATAAACCACTCAGAGAGCTCGTAGACAGTTTGCTCGCTGTCGATGCGGCGTATAGGCTTCGCTATGAATTGGTCGCCTATAGTGTCGATTGCGGTTTTCATCTTCTTTGTGATCTGTTTGGTTTCTGGATAAAAGAAGCGCCAGTTCTGATGATCCGGCAGAAGTCGCCGGATTCTGTCGTCTTTGCTGATACGCCCACCTATCTCGTCTATAGTGATGTACGTATTCTCGATACGCATCATGGTCTCAAAATGCTCGATGTCCGCCTGCATGGAGTAGCGCTCGTATCCTACACGAATGTTGGCGATGCCTGGGGCGGTCTTCCATTTACGGTGCAGTTTCTTTAGCATCTCCCAGCGCTCTTGCAGAGACATTTTGTGACACGCGCCGTCTAGCAGATATTTATTCAGTTGGCTGTCTACGCCGATAACGCACATCGCTGTGTTGCAGTTGGCTATATTTTTGCTGCCCCCTGCTGGGTCGCACAGAATGTACACATTCAGTGTTCTTGGGCGCACCTCCCACCGACGGAACCACTCAGGCTTGAACTCTTGCTGACTGCCTGCTAAGGGGTTCAGGAGTTGCTGACAGGCCAACACGTATTCACTCACACCTTGTTTAATGTCCAACCACTCTTCCAAGCCCATAAACACGGGATCGCCGGACGCAGTACCGTCGTGGGTAGCGGCGTAAATACGCGGCTCTAGATAATGGCGCTCCAAAATCGCGTGGTAGGTGTCGTTGGCATTGTATCGAGTGCCTACGTACCACTGTCGATTGCCTGCCGCGCCGGCACCGGTATTTAACGAGACCTCCCACGCTTCGGTAGTCTTATTAATCATCTCTGGTGTGTTCACAGAGGCTACGGTTACGATATCGTCATATACCCGCAATTTGTAATGCCGCCCCGTAGGTTGGTTGTCGACTAACCCAAAAGCCTCTACGGTATTTTCTTTGGGGTTCGTCTTACGCTGGACTGTGATGCCCTTGTCCAAACTCCAGGCGGGAGCGTCTTTCTTGGGGTTGCTCCACAAGATGTCGGGAAAGAGTTCTATTAGTTCGTGGTTCCCCTGAAACTCATTCTTGATCTGAGACAAAAAGCTTGTGGCTGTAGCGTTATTATAAGAATAAATACAAATCGTGATTTCGGGGTCGTTCAGTATTTCCTGAATAATTCCCGCGAATGTGATAATCGTAGACTTGTAGTGAAAACGCGCCCAGAGGTCGAGTCTGCCGTCGGGCAGAAACTCGACCTCTCTGCATCTACGGTATAGCCACTCGTGCACTGCATCTGGTCGTTTTAATATGTGCGTAAGGAGAAAGAAGCGGTCCTGTTTGGCCAGAGCTGCCAACATGGGTAGGTAGAGTTCTGTGCCCTTGACTTCGTCATACAAAGTTTTGTAGAACTCCACCGCCTGCTTCATCGTGTATTTCTGTAAAAAAGAGAAGTCCGGCTCTGTAGCCGGGGGCTTCTCTCTTATTACAGATTTGCGATGGAATTTAGACGAGGCGTCTCGATTCTTGTGCTTAGCGTATTTTAGGGGTTTGCGCCCTTTCTCGCCTACCTTCGACTTTCCGCCGAGTTCGCCTTCTTTGTATGTTTTATTGGGCACAGCACGCCTCTAAATCTTTTATGTATACGCCTAGAGAGACGGCGGCGGCCGCCTCAAAACAAATCTCTCCAGTCTCCGTGTTACTCCGCGCCTCTACTGTCGGACGGGTTGGGGGTGTCGGTTTTCTTACGCACCCCGCCAGAAAAATGACGAGTAAACCAGCCAGCAGGGTCGCGCTCCAAATTGTCACGGTCCTTTTGCGCCTGTATTCTGAGGATCTTCGTAAACACCCAATCAGCCCATTTGAGTATGATTCCATAATCGCTTACCGCCATGTCAATTACCTTTCCAAAATGCGGATACTACCGAGGCAACGGCTATTCCTGCAGTAGCGACTGCGGTTTGTTGATCTACAGTCATGTTGATGCCGTACGCGGTGACTATGCCGATCACACCAAGCCATGTGCTGCGTTCTTTCAGACGTTCTATTACGTATTTGACTAATGCGTTGTTCATAACAAATCTCCTTATGTGATAGCTGCTAAGTTTTGTACATCGAATCCTATTTGCTCCAAATAGGGCAACTCTACGTACTCGGCCTCGTTATATCGAGTTGTATACGTAGCCCGAATCGTTAGAATGCGCCGTACTGAGGCTTGGTTTTCTGACACAGCCAGATCCGCCCCCGACAGGATCACATCTAGGCTTGGTCTCGGGTCTTCCGTCTGGTTTTCTCGGCCATTGATCACTGCACCAGCTTCCGTAGTCAGTGTCCACGTAACTGCTTCCGGCGTAACCGCCGTCCCCGTGGCGTCCGTAAACGTGCAACGTATGGGG